GAATTGGCTCATCGACAAAAGCACAAACTACGGAGCTAAAGCATTTGCAAAAGACCTTGAAGCACTTGAAAACCTCGCTCAAAGATTTTCTGAGGCGGCAGACACCGCAAGAGAAAATATCACCGAGCAAGCAGAGGTTCAGAACGGTGAGAGGTTGGATGTTGAGAAATATTCAATAGGAAGTACCGACAACATAGTACAAGCGGAATTTGAAAAGAAAGTTGATGAAATTGAAAAAAACACCTACAACAGTGATAATGTTGTAATTATGGGTATTACACCTAAAATCCTTCAAAAAATCGGATTAGCACCATTACCTCTTGCTATGACTAAAAATCATATTTATTCTGTCGCAGTATCAGATACAAGAGCAAAAAGTGAGGGGAGATATCATAAAAATACCAATTATCACAATTTAGGGTTTGATACTGTAAAAGATATTTACAATAAAATTTCTGATCCGCTTATGGTAATAGCTCACCCTGATTTTGCGGTAAAGAAAAATAAGAGCAAAGACAGCACCCAAGTAGTTGTTTTAGTTGATTTATCAGTTGGCGGAAAACAGGTAATTGCACCGATAACTGTTGATTATGAGGGAATGTACAATAACACACACATAGATGTTAATCTTGTTGCAACATATTTTGATAAGGATAATATCAACGATTATATAAAAGAAGCCATTGCTTTGGAAACAATGGGCAAAACAGGATTCTTTTATTTAGACAAAAAAAGAACCCAGAATATTTTTAAGAAGTCAGGGTACCAATTACCCAGCCGACTTAAAAATTCGGGTTCCAATATTATTATACGTCCTATTGATGAT